ACTCGGATAATATTGATAGCCGCATTGATGTCTCGGTCGTGACGAGTATGGCAGACAGGACATTCCCACTCACGGACAGACAAATCCTTTGTCTGTCCGTGTTTGTTTCCACATACGCTACATGTCTGTGAGGATGGGCAGAAACGGTCTATCTTCACAACCCTCTTGTCGTTCCACTCGGCTTTGTATGTGAGCATTGTAACGAGATTTCCCCAACTTGCATCAGAGATTGCACTAGCAAGGTGGTGATTTTCCATCATCCCATTGATGTTCAGGTCTTCGATACAGATGGTATCATATCTCTGAATAATCAAGATAGAACATTTATGCAAGTAGTCAGCACGACAATTAGAAATCTTTTCGTAGATTCTGGCAACCTTGAGTCTTTGTCTTTCAAACCCACAGCTACCTTTCTTCTTACGAGAAAGATGCTTCTGTGCTATTGCTAGTTTATGTTCGTATCTCCTTGTATATCGGTTGTTCTTGAAAATCTCTCCATCAGAAGTGACGAGCAAATCCTTCAAACCCATATCCACTCCAACTGACTTTCCAGATTTTTCAATCTGGAAATACTCTTCTTCCGTGGATACGGAAACAAAATACTTTCCAGTCGGTGTTTTGGAGATGGTCACCTTCCCTATTTTCCCTTTTATTGCTCTGTGCACACGGCACTTTATTCCCTCTCTGAACTTAGGTACGAAGAGCCTATCACCTGCGATGGATACTGCCTGTGGTACGGTGAAACTATTCTTGGAACGCTTGGATTTGAATTTAGGAAATTTAGCACGCTTCTTGAAGAAATTCGTATAGGCAGTTTCAAGACATCGGAGGGCAAACTGCAAGGACTGGGAGTTTACTTCCTTTAGCCATGCAGTCTCTTCCTGCTTCTTTAATGTTGCAAGCGTCTTAGCTTGTGCAAAGTAATTATCACTCTTACCTGTAAGCCTATACTGTTCTTTTCTTTGATTGAGGAAGTAGTTGTACACAAAGCGAGCACAGCCGAAGTGCTTTGCTAGCAATTCGGCTTGAGCCTTGTTTGGGTACAGGCGGAACCTATATGTTCTGTTTATCTTCCTCATCTCAACTGCGAAATACAAAAATGTATTGTATATTTATGTTATGGAAGATAGTTAGATACTTTGTCTGTTCGGTAGAATGGGCGAATCTAAATACTGTAAGAGAATATATTAAATAATAAAGTATGCTAGAACAGCTCAGGACAGTCTATCCCAATAGTCCTATATCATCTATTGTGCCTGTAATCGCTCACAACAATAAAGAGCTTCAAAACTTCGTCGATAGGCTCTTCAAGGAAGTAGCTGGGAAGCTGGAGCTGAAGGTTGGCGTAAGGACCGATGAGGAGGTGGTTGCAAACAAAGGGACGTTCGACACCATCGAAGCACGCACATTAAGTATCTCTGAAACAGGAGCTTTGCACTCACAGCTAGCAGAGTATATCCGTAAGAACCTCCTCGCCTCCACCCTAAACAAGATAGAGGAGATGGAGCAGGTCTATCGTGCCACCGTCACAAAGGTGGATAACTTCAACTCCGAGGTGTCAGAGATACGTAGTCTCAGCACAGAAGCCTATAATGAAGTAGAGTCTCTGAAGAGGGCTGTCACGACACTCAGGACGGAGATGGCGGAGGTCAGGACGGATTTGAAAATCATCAAGGAACTACTAAAGCTGTAAGCAATGTCATACTCAACGAAATATAAAACACCTCTTGTAAAAGACTTCCGACCAGAAGGGGAGACGATGGTTGTCTTCCCTTCTGCTATGGAGGATATAGGTCTGAACCTCAACGAGAGGAAGAACAGGGTGGCACTCACCCATTATGCCTTACTCAATATCCCCACAACGCAAGGTGGTCGGGTAGCAGGTGGAGACCCTCTGCTGGAGAATGTGTTCGATGCTTGTCGTATTCAAGGGCTAAAGAACTCGCTACAGGATAACCAGATGACAGCTTCCCAGCTACTGTCTGTATCCCTGAGGAACTACGTCCTGAACTTCGAGACAACCCTACGTAACGACCCATCCTATAACGCCAATACCCTAGAGACGGTTTCGGAGAGGGCGTTCTTCAAATGGCTGAAGGAGACAGGGGCAATAAGGTTTGTGTACAACCCAAAGACCAAGACATGGACGGAGCCTAGCCACAAAGAATATAGGAGGGTGGTGCACTGTATAGGTGAGATAAACGCCTTCTCTAACAACAGGTCGGAGTTTGGGATGTACAACGAGACGTATATCTCCTGCCCATCCACATACGGCTCAAACCCTATGCACTTCGTCTCTCGGTTCGACGGGAACTACAAGGCAGGGAAACAGTATAACGCTAGCTCACGAGCTCTGGAGGGTCATGACAACACACAGACCCAGACGATGAACCTAGAAGCCCTAGGTGACTTCCAAGGGCTCACCCTCATGACAGGGAACTACTACGTTAGTGCCAGTGATGCGAAATATGACGATAGGCCCTTTGATAACCAACCGTACTGGTGGCAGATGACCAAGCCAGACTACGCCAAGGATTCAGGGTGGAAGGTAGCGGATAAGCCCGTCTATATCGTCGATGACGAGGTGGATGTGAAGAAGATGGAGGACTGGGGTAACTACCTCGACGATACCATCAACTACCCAGGATACTCTGGAGCGCAAAAGAAGTTTAAGAGGAGTAGACTAGATGGTATCTCTCTTGTCAAGGACCTCTCTGACCTGAGGAGAATCCATGGGGATGAGTCCCTCACCTACGATAGCCTTGCGATGTCAAACGCCATCGACAAGAACCTAGGCACGACGAGTGATAGGAGCTTTGAGTTCAACACAATACTTATCTACTACACCATCTACAATAGCGAAGGGACGGAAGCACTCGCAACAAACCTCTACGGAGTGGTGTTTGTGAATGGAGCAAAGGCAGCGGTGGGGAGCAACACTACACCCCTACCTGTCGACCAGCTCACCATGACCATCCCAACCTACAACAAGCGGATGTCATCTCCTAGCTCTATCGGGAATGGGTATTCATTCAAAATAAATGTCAAGACCCTCGACACAATAGACGATACAGGGAGCATCATCCACGACCATACCACCTCTGCCCATCTGGCTCTGGGTGAGTATAGGGATGTGTTCTACTCCCTCTCTAGGGCGATAGAAATCATGGAGGAGAACAACAAGGCTCTACTCTCTATGAATGATAAGATGCGGGTGGTGCAGGACAACTACAGCTCCCTAGCCTTGAAGATGGATAAGGTGGAGAAGACTCTGGATGACCTGAAGAGGATGAAGTTCTCCGAGGCGCAGAAGCATGTCCTCGAAAAAATCAAGAGTGAGCTAGGAGGGGATGTGTCTGGTCTTGTGTCGGATGTGGCAAGGTTCAACTCAGCCCTCTCTAAGATAGAGTCTGACCACGAACAGGTGAAGGAGTTTATCAAGACAACCATGCCTGACATCAAGACAAGGCTGAAGGCCATAGAATACAAAGTGAAGTAGCACCCAAGACCTATGCTAAGGGATATATACATACGCAACCCACAAGACCCCAACTACAAAGGGGAAGATATAATAGAGTTCTCTGATGTGTATGAGGAGATTCTCACTCAGGTGAGGGTCCTCCTCTCCACACGCAAGGGAGAGGTGATAGGAAACTATAACTTCGGTGTAGGGGTCGAGGACCTTGTGTTCTCCACAAACCTAGACGCCTCTGCCCTAGAGACGGAGATAAACTCCCAGATAGCGGTGTATATAGCCCCTGCCTACCCTGACTACCCTATCTCTTGTAAGGTAGGGTTTGGTCACCACGAAGAAGGGTGGGACTACGCTGTCATTGACGTGTATATAAACGGCAAGAAACAGATAGGAATAGGTGTCGTGTAGAACAAACGAAGAAAAGATATGGCAGAAGAAAAAAATAGAGGGTCCTTCTCCGAGACCGTGACCACCCTCATAGACACCGTGAACGATGCTATGGGAGGACTCACCCTCGTAACGAAGTCCCTAACCTCAGACCAAGATTCTGTAAGCATAGACATCAAGGGTCGTGATGGAAAAACAAAGAAGACCCATACCCTCCCTACCTACGGGAAGGTGATAAGGGACGGGGAAGCCACGAGGAAGGCGGTGAATGCCCTGCTCTCAGGGGAGGGGGTGATTGTCCTCTCCGACGGGACGAAGAGGAAGATAAAAGCAACGGCGGTGGCGATTGCCCCTGACGATGTGTCGGAGCTCACCACCCCTAAGTCATTCATGGTGGACTCCAACTTCTTTTTCGAGGATATGATGTTCCCTAGGATAAAGGTGAACTATAACCTCAAGGGGAAGATAGATGATTTCTCCGATAGGGTGCTTGCCTCTAGGATTATCCTCGACGCAAAGAACAAGGAGGTGATGACCTTCTTCAAAGAGACCATACCGACCCTGAAGAGCGAAGAGCTGGAATATATCAAGCTGAAACAGCTTCTATCGGATAAGTCCATCGCTTTCTACGAAGACAAGGAGGAGGTTGCCTTCCCTATCCTCACCCAGAAGGTGGATGGTTCTTTCCTCGTCACCAACACCAGCACCACAAACGGGGTTGAGTACCTAGAGCTGAATACCCTATCCTATAACGAGGTGGACAGGAACGGAAATGTCCTGAAGAGTGTCCTGTTGAAGGTAGGAGATAAGGTACGGTTTGAGGAGAGTGTGCTGGATGTAGTAGAGGTAGACCAAGCAACGAAGAGAATCCGTGTCCGTCTGGATATAGGTGGGCAGTACCCTTTCGTGGAATCTAAGCTAGAGATATACGCCGACCCGTTCAAGGAAAAGGTTATCTCCGTAGGGGTAGGGTTCAACGAGGTGAACATCATCTACTTCAAGGCGGTGAACGAGGAATACAATCTCTCCTCTAAGAGGTGGTCCGCTCCTACTTGGTTCCTCACCAACGAACTCATCAACGAAGATGGTGGTGAGCCTCTGGACACATTCTACGGGAAGGTGGCAGACTTCGGGGCGAGGATGCTTTCTGAAGTCAAGGAGGGGAAGGTGTATGCCTACAACGGTCATAAGCCAAACACCCCAATCCTCTCTTCAGATTACTTCGCTGTGGCACGTATCAACACCCAGCTGGACTATTCCCTAGACAACGATGATATAACCAAGACCTCCAAGAACATGGAGCTCCTCCGCTCTCGTATGTCGTCCCTAAAGCATACGATAGCCACGCAGAAGGATGAGCTTCAATACCTAGACAAGAACAACCACGAAGAGCGAACGAAGAAGCAGTCGCAGATAGACTCAAACGTCAAAGCTCTCAAACAAAGTCAGGTGGAGTATAACTCCCTGCTCCAGCACCTCAATGACCTAGCTATAAAGAACGGTATCACCCTAGCATCACCTAAGTATAGGCTAAGGGGGTTCTTCCCTATCCCAGAAGAGAGGAACGGGGAGAAGATTATCGCGTTTGATATATCTTATAGGTACCTGAAGCTGGATAACAACGGCGTGGACCTGAAGACCTACCGCTACGGGAATGAGACGGGAGGAGTGAATGGGGTATATACCGATTGGAACACCTACCGTAGCAAGTTCCTAGAGAAGGTCTATGACGAGAAGGCGGATAGGTTCGTCTGGAAGGAGGGGAACATCGCCGACGGGGGTTCGGAGAACATCAACCAGATTGACATCCCTATTCAAAGAGGAGAGAAGGTAGAGGTTCGTGTAAGGGCTATCTCCGAGGCAGGGTATCCCGAGAATCCTCTTATCTCAGACTGGTCGAATGCCGTCATCTGTGAGTTCCCTAACAACCTCTCTGTGGGTTCACGTTCAGAGTCCATCCTATCCTCTGCAAGGCAGGAGGCTGTTGCTCTCCAGATAGATAGCGCACTGCAAGAGGCAGGTATATAACCACCTTGAGGACGAGAATGCGCTATACAGGCACAAGGGCTCAGCTATCAGTGTTGAACTCTCCGACCTAGAGAAGCTAGGGGAGGACCTAGGGCTTTCTTTCCCGAATGGCCTAAAGACCCCACCTACCACCCTAGACCTCCAGAGCTACCTCACAAAAGCACACGCCCATATCTACCTCCTCACCAAAGCTCATCTCTCTATATCCAAGGAGAACAACGACTTCAGAAAGAAACTCGCAGAGCTAGAGGAGAAGATAAAGAACGGCGGCGGAGGTGGAGGACAGACACCGCCTACCCCTCCAGACGATAAGAACAAGGACAGGGCGAAGGTGCTGTTCGATACTGCCAATGGGATATACTACGTCCCAACCTCTGGACGACCACTGAAGGGTGGAGGTACAACCACGGGGACAACGAACTCAGGGAAGAACCTCCTCATCAAGAAGGGAGAGAAGTACGACACGAACGGAGACACCCTTGTCTTCTCTATGTCGTGGAAGAATGCTACGGAGGAATACCTGAACGCCAACCTCTCTGTGGTGGTGTATGAGGTTGCAGGGGAAAACAACAAGGGTACCCTCACCAAATACACTGTTATCACAGGACTCACCTCCACCATCAAGTCCAAGGGTGAGGATAAGATAGAGGTCTCTGCCCGTATGCCAAGCAATACGAACATCGCAGGGACAGGGGTTAAGACCTATGTGTTTATCCCATCTGTGACGTTTACAACGCCAGAAGGTGTGAAGTACACAGCAGATGCTACGGAGTTCGCCTCTCATGATGCGTACAATGCTTGGTTCACAATCTCCTATGCTACCGACAGCGGAGAGGTGAAGCCCGATAAGCCAAAGAGCAAGGGTGTGGTTCTCGAACCTGGGTTCGTGGCGGACAAGACCGTCCTAGGACGTACCTACACCAAGGATACCAATCCCTCAGTCCACAAGGCGAAGGAGACGGAGCATATCAAACCTTCAACACTAGGTGGTGACCCATACCTCCTTGTCAGTGGAGCCCCAATGTCTAACGTTACCTTTAAGGTGAAGGTCAAAAAGAAATAAGCGATATATGGCTAAGAAGAAAGTGCAAGAAGAGGAGATGGAGACCCTGCTAGGGGCTCCTGACTCCCCTATATTCAAGATACAATACAGCACCAACAAGGTTGTATGGAAGTTCGCTAGCGATGACCAAGCCAAGGTGGTGAAGAAAACAGAAGGGACAGATGAGGATACCTACGAGATAGAGCCGTCCCTCACTTCGTTCATCCCGTATGCAAAGAAGAATACCCATAAGATATTCCTGCGTATTGCCATGAGTGAGGATAATGGTGTGACGTACACCTACTCAGAGCCTCAGGAATATAACACTATCTACGGATATTCGGAGGTGAAAGTAGACAGGGACGTCCCTGACTATACAAGGGAAGAGCTAGACTCTATCCTCTCTAGTGCAAAGGAGGGTTCTATCTACGCTAAGTCATATGCAGACATGCATGGGATTAAGAGCCCGTCCTACTTCCTCCTGAAGGATACTAATGCCCTAGGATACCAGGGACGTCCTGACCATGAGTACAGGGACGAGCTCCCCATGAAGGACCTCGACTACCGCAAGGCGATTAACGACAACTTCGATTTCAACAGCCTGAAACCCCACTCAGGTCTAGCTCGCAGGTATGACATTCAGTTCCTCCTTGCTTGTAACTCTGTCCTAGGTACGATATACAAACCCTTCGACAAGGACTCGGACGACAACGGCTGGGGTGGAGGTATATACCCCCATGTGGTTACGGAGTTGTTTAAGAAGAATAGCGGGAAGAACCTCTACTTCTTTAATACCACTATGGCGGCCTGCCCATATGAGGTGGGGGACCCAAGGGACTTCAATGCGAAGTTCATCAACACAGCTGTTGACTCTCGGTTCCTAACCTTCACGGAGCGTAACCTCTTTGAGGAGGGGCAGGTGATGAAAAAAGCTGAGTATAGAAGCTCTATGCTCTTTGAGCTAGGTAGGGTGAAGAGTCTTGGATATTTCCTAGGTGCGATGAATGAGAACGATAGCTATTCCCTTCCTAAGGACTTCCTCCATGGGAGTGAGAAGCTAAAACCATTCTACACATTCAACATGTCGAATGTTAGTCCTCTGGTTTATTCTCCTGATACGAGGGATAACCCTATCGCAACGAAGATGTACGCCTATACCCACAAGGGGTATAAGGAAGGAGTGAAGAAGGGTGCCTTCTATGACCTAAGCTCCACGCCATATAAAGACCAGCTGAGTCCTATGGTCCTCTCTGACTTCGCTTGGAGAGCTTTTACGGATGTGCACCTTATGAACAACGGATACTCCCTGAACACTCTTATGTGTCGAGGGGCTCTTGTGGTTACGAAGATATATCCTGAATCAGCAGCCGCTGTAGGGATGGAGGTTGAACATGATGAGAAGGGTCTAGGTATTCTGAAGCAGGGACACTCAGGGGTGTTTGTGACGGGAGCGCAAACCGATTCCCTCTCAGAGGTGAGGATAGTTAATCCTCAGATGGGATTCAATGGATATGAGCCCTTGTATAGAGCGGCGAGGGAATGGAACTACGACAGGTCCGCTATCTCCAAAGAGACCTTCAGGGGATATGTGCAATGGGTATCACCAGATGTGTCTCATTTTGAGAGCATCTACCGAAGCCTTGCCAGCACATCAGACCGAAGGAACCTTGCGAAGAAATACAGCTACAGGCATATAGGTAAGGGCGGTATCTCTAAGGAGGATATTCTTAGGAGAACATTTGGAGTGGAGGTGTCTAGGGCAATTGCCGATGTCGACTCTCGTATATCCATCATTCCCACAGAGACGCCACTGATGTACCTCAACGACCATAAGTGTGCGTATAGCATCCTGCACAGGATAGGGAAGGGAGACATCCAATGGAACACGGCGAGAGCCTCCATGCTTCCAAAGAATTTCAACAGCATGGTGAAGTCTTTCCACGTGGAACCGCAGGCTGGTTCGCTGGATAGGTTCGACATTATGATTGACGATAGCTACAATGTCTTGAACTTCCTATCAGCAGGTTCATCAGAGAGGATAGATGTTCGTCAGTTCTTTGGTCTGAAGGTTATATCAGGGGATAATACATCAACATCCACGGAGGAGGATTATACAAAGACCATCTCTTCGGGTCGTCTAGAGTTCAGCCTCAACCTCAACGCCGTGCATAAGCTCAACACTGACTATCTGCATATGAGGGGTATGGTTTCAGAGCCTGTGGCTAAGTTCAGATATACAGAGCTTGAGACAGGGAACCCAGAAGCTCTCCTTGGGCGTGTGGTTGCAAGATGGTCTGATACTTCAGAGTTGGGACGTGGGCATAGGGTCTATTCCTTGTCTAATATAGCCTACCCAAGGATTATTAACTTCAACAAAAGGTATTCGGAAGCTATCAAG